ACTTATATTAGGTATTTGTTCAACCTTTTTGAACATAGGTCTAATAAAATAATAAGATAAAGCGCTTACCATAAATATTAAAATTAGTATTAGAGCACCTTCAGAAAGAACTCCTCCACTTAGTAATGTAGCCAAAAAGGCGAAAAATTGTGATTCCATAAACTATAAACCTCTAAGTTTTTTTAATATTTATATATTTTAAAATACTTTTATCCTCTATTATAATTATTTATACACATTTATTATTATATATTATCTAATGTTTAAGATTTCTTTTATATTTTTTTCAATTGATTTTTTTGCTATTTCAATTATTCCGGCTAATCTTAATTGATTATTCAATTCTTCATTAACAACTTTTAAATCTGCTATTTGTTTTTTTACTTCTTGACTTAATTCATCTTCATAATATTCATTACCGAATATCATCATTTTTGGCCGTTGATTATTAATGTTATTGGTGTAATCATTAACTTGTTCTGGTGTCATTTGTTTTTTTTGGATAGGCATCAATTCTCCTTTTAGTTTGTTAATACAACTTCATAATTTATTTCATCTTCATTATAAGATTCAAATTCATCTAAACAATCATAGTAATCTTCATTTGTAACTTCTATATGTTCAATATACCCAGAATTATCAATAAAGAATGCAACCGCTTTTAAATTTCTTGGAAACTTATGTTTCTTTTTTGATTTATCTAGTGCCAATTCGTATCCTAAATTTGGTTGTTTTAGCAAAGCGTTCTGAACCGCCATTGCATCTTTTCTCGGCACCCACATTTTAGTATTATATATTGCTTTTTCTGTAATTTGCATTTTTAGTATCCTTTAATTTATTTATCTATAAATATTATATCAAACAAAAGTTAAAACTAAGTTTAAAAGGATAAACATGTTTAAGAAAAATACTAAAAGTAAAAAATTCAATTTAAAACATTTAAACGATGTTTTCTATGTGTTTAAAAAGATAGCGAATAAAGAAAAAATATCAGAAGAGAACGAAAAACAATATATAGAATTATTATTAAAACAGTATTTAGATGATAAAGATAGATTAATAGAAGCAGAAATGATTGAGAGTTGTAAAAAGGAATATAGTGAAATTCATTGAAATGAAACAAAAAGACATTAGAATTTTAAAAGAAAAACTGTGGTTGATGAATGATAAAAAATGTCCAGTGCTAGATAAAGAAATTCCTTTAGAAAAAATGGCTTTGGATCATGCGCACAAAAGAAATGACGAAGAATATTCTGAATTTAAAGGTACTATTAGAGAAGCATTGGACTTTAGAACAAACGCGGTTCTAGGTAAATTAGAAAATGCTATTAAAAGAACTGGTTTATCAAATGAACAAGATTTTGACATTGGTACTTTTTTAAGAAATGCGGCCGATTATTTTGATAAAGGGGCGTATGTAGATGAAGATGGTAATATGTATATCCACCCGAAAGAAGTTCATAAAGAACCTAAAGTTTCAAAAAGAAACTATAATAAATTAAAAAAAGAATATTCAGGAAAAAGAAAATTTCCAGAATATCCTAAAAGTGGTAAACTAACTAAAGATTTAGAAAAGTTGTTTAAAGATTATGACATAAATCCATATAATTAATCTTCGTTTTCTTCAGTTTGACTGTTTTCTTCAGTTTGACTGTTTTCTTCTTGTTTTAAAAATTCTCTAAAATTCATGTTTCCTCCTTTATAAACTTTATCACCATTCATCATTATTAATATTTGATCTGAATATTCTAAATACTTCACAATCTTTTTCAATATAAGATTTCAAATATGCATCCGTGCTAATTGCATCACCCAATAAATCAATATCTATATTTTTTTTGATACTAAAATCAATAATTATATCAGACATTGAAATATTTTTTTCTTTTCTTTTGACCTTTTCAATATATTTAATGACTTTATTAATTAAAAGTGGGTAATCGTCAATATTATAATCCATTATCTTTCCCTTATTATATTTATTTTTAATTTCAATATATTTTTTAGTTTATTATATTCTTCAAAAGAAATCACATAATCTTTAGGATATATCACATTAATTTGATATAATTTTTCTAAATCTATGTTATCAGTAATTTTTTTAATTTCATCATATAAAGATGTATTTATTGTTTTTAATTCTATTATTTCTTTAATAATGTACTTTTCATATTCGTATGTACTTGCATTACAATTAGTATCAGATAATTTTAAATTATGATTTAACGATTCAAACCCGATTTGTTTTTTGAGATGTTCGTTTTCTTTCTTTTTAGTATTAATAATAAATAGGATACTATTATGAATAATTTGTGATATATATGCAAATGAATTTACTAATGTTTCAGTTCTTTCACTTATCATTGTATGATCAAAATTATGTAGATATTTTAATATTTTATGTACTGCGTCTGAATAAAAATCATCCCTATATGTGTACCCGCTGAATTGTGGTTTTTTTAGAATATTTTTAATCATTAATAAAATAACCGTTCCAAATCTTTCATATGTAACTTTATCTGTCTTTGTAATCTCGGACAATTCAATAATTCTCTTTTTTAATTTAGCTTTTGTTATATTTCTTTTTTGTGGATTTGTGTATTTTTTATTATTTATTTTTGTATGGGTTTTAATATATCTATTTATTGTAGAATTATATTTTTCTGTACCTACGTTATTTTTATTATTTTTTACTCTTATGAGTAAAGATTTTAATTCTAACTCGCTGGTATAATTGTGTTTTTGACGTTTTTTTAATTTTTCCATTTGATTTGCCTTTATCTTTATATAAATATTATATAAAAAAGTTATTTAAAAAAAGGAGATTTTTAGTGAATTATAATAATTTTGCTCAAAAAACTAACTGGGTTGCAGGATCAAATAAATTTGAAAACATACAATTTTATTTGACAACATTAAATATACCTGGTATAAATTTCAATCACCCAGATGTTGGAAGTAGAGGATCTGCTAAATTAAATTTAACTGGAGATACTCTTACATACAATAACTTATCATTTGAATTTTTAATAGATGAAGACTTTAATGTATACAAAGAATTCATGAAAAAAATTAAAGAAAATATATCAATAGAAAATGCTTCTTTCGCAAATATTGATTTTGATTTTTGGGTGCAATTAAACAATAATAAAGGAAACAAAATTTTAAAATTTAACTTTACTAATTGTAGAATTGAGAGCATCGGTGATATAAATCTTGATACCACTGATGATGCTACAGAACAAACACTATCAGTTGAAGTTAAGTTTGATTATTACGAAATTGAAGATATAAATTTACCAACAATTAGGGTTTAATAATTTTATTAACCAATTCAGATATATCGCTTGAGATATCTCTATATCCAGTATTATCGATTGTATGATCAAATACAAAATCATTCAAAGATGTTTCAGATAAATGAGGATCTTTACTATAATCTACATCAGAATTTTTAATTCTGATTGTAATAGCTTCATTAATGTATTCTTCAGGGAATCTAAAATCAGTAACAATGACATAATCAACAAATGATTTATTTGCTTTTTCTAATAACAATTTAACCCATACATCATCACCAAAATACTTTTTCATTGCTTCGGTACCAAAATTTTGTAATATCTTTCTGAAGTCCGTTAATACTGTTTGCATACCATCTTTTCTAACAATGATAGATTCTTCATCATTCTTAAAATTGTCTAAATCTTCATGACTTATTCTAAACGACTCAGCAATAATATCTTTAATAGGGCCTGCAAATGATAATGTTTCCGATGTTTTCTTATTTTTATATAATTCTTCTTGTAAAACCGATGCCGTATAATCTTTACCTGATCTTTTTTTACCATTAATTAATATTATTTGTGTCAAATTTATCCTTTATACCCATCACCAAAAGTCTGGTGTCCAAATACTGTATAATTTCTAACAGTTGGTTTACCACATGTTTTGCATCTTGGTAATTTATTTTCATTATATTCATTTATAGGAATATTAATTGTTTTAATATTATTAAACTCTTTACATTCCGCCTTAATACATTTGTATTCGTAAGTTGCCATGTTTTTTTCCTTTTAATACCAAGTTAAGAATTTGTTTTTAGACAATTCAACATAACCAAGAATATCACCATTATCAAAACAATCTAATGCATCTTCTCTATCTAAAATATTTAGTACTTTCTCGTGAATGTCTTCAATAAATTTATCTTCAAATTCATAGAATTTTTTACCAGATACTTCAACAATACCCTTTATAAAGTTTGAATTTAGTAATTTTGATTGCGATGTTTGGAACTCTTGATGTACATAAGTACACGGTAATTTATTATACATTGGTGTGAAATCGTTTGTAATAATACCTCTTACAATATTTTTTGGTAAAAATAATGATTTTTTATTAATAAAAGTACAATTTCCTAATTTAACAATATCCTCATAGTTACCAACTTTTTCCAAATTTCTTGCAACCATTGATACATTTGCTATATGGATATCCATCTTTTGAACTAATTCATTTCCTAATACGTAATTACTGTCTAAAAACATTTTCTTTCCTTCTTTTGTTTATATATTATATTATATCATTTTTTATATTAAAACAAGTTTAACTTTCTTTTGCTTTAATAAAACTATCAATTGCATTTTTTAAAAATTCTTCTGCTAATTCAACTGCTTCAGATTCAGTCAAATCAGATTCTTTATAACCAATATCGTAAACAACATTACCATCTTCATTAATAGACAAATCATTAATTAGAACAGAATCATTAATTAAAAATTTATTTTCACCTGTTTTTTGTACATTATGAATCATTTATATCTCCTTTTTATTTTATATATTATATTATATCAAAATATTATTAAACTAATATTAAATCATGCACAATTAAGTACATGATTCACAAGTATAATCATCTGATTGTTTTTGTTGTTTTAAATAATAAAACGTTTTTTGTCCATAATGGAATCCATACATATGTAATTTAGCCATCTCCATCAATGAATCTGGTTTAGAAATATAAACATTAACAGATTGTGCTTGGTCAATCCATTTTTGTCTAACACATGCATTTTTAATTAAAGCATATTGATCACATTCAAAAGATCTTTTATAATACTGATTATTTTTTCTAAAGTTTGGTACAACGGTTGGAATAGTTAATGTACCTTCTTCTTTATAGAAAAAGTCATGTATTGGTTCAGTACTTTCAATAGCATTAACTGCTTTACCTGAGGTATTGTGACTAACACAACCATTACCTAAAATATATTCGTGTACTTCTGGTACTTCTATATCCCATGTATGTGAATAACTTTCTTCAATTTTTGTAATTTTCATCATATCTCCTTTGATATCTATCCATTAATTTAACATCTCCATTTTCTATGAATTTTGTTATGTCTCTTAGTTGAGGAAAATCTTTTTCTGTAAGTACTTTAAAGTTTTTCCCAAAAATATTTTTTGCTTCAATAAATTTTATCTTATTAATTTCAGTATTGACTAAATTTGACGGTTTAATTTCTATAATTTTTTCATCTACTATAAAATCAGGCCTATATGTTATTTTACCATTATTATACTCATATATTACTTCATATTCTTTAGTTTCGGCTGTTTTATAATCAATATTGTTCTCACTCAAATAAATCATATAAGATAATTCTAATAAACTTCTAAAATGTTTACCTTTATACCACCCAGACCACCCATTACCTGACCCTTCCGGCGATGGTCTACCAAACATACCGTTATCTTCACCTCTGTTTATTCTGCTTTTACATATTTCTAATGCTTTATCTTCACCGAACTTTTCTATAAGACCTTCTTTAGTACAAGAATAACTTCTTTTCTCTATCATTTCGCTATACTTCTGTGTCCCAATATCTTTACCATATCTTTTTATCATATTATCAAGTGTTTGAATAACAGATTGTTTTCTTTCATTATACTTTTGTTTTCCAATATCTTTACCATATTTTTTTATATGAAATTCTAGTGACATACTATCTTTTGTTTGTAGATACTCGTTCCATTTTTGTTCCCATTTATCACCATATTTAGATTGGAATTTTTCTTTTGTAATAGCAGACTTTTCACAAAATTCTTTATACTGTTGTTCGCCTAATTCTTTACCATATCTCTTAATAAACGAACCTTTAGATCCAGATGTTCTCGATTTTAATTCATTTATTGTTTCAATAGCAACTTCTCTTGTACAATTGTCTCGTTCCATTACATTTTCAATATTATATGGGCTTCTTCTCTTTTTCTTCATATACGGTCCTTTATACATATATTTATTATATGTATAAATTACCACCTACTACGTCAGATATTAACAATTTCCATATTTTCTTTCAAATCATTCACATATACCCAATCTTCAGAACCATCTTCAAATCTAACTAATAGTCTATGATTTAACGAAAACTCATATGTGTTACCATCTTCAAGTGTAATTTTCTTTGTTGGTACTCTACCATTATACCATATTCTTGAAACTTCTTTATTACCAAATCTTGTCGGGATTACTTGTTTTGTGTTAAATTCATACCAACCTTGTATACCATTTTCTTCTATTTCATTATGATTAATATTTTGTTCATTCATAATTTGTTCAAGTGTTTTAACACCTTCTTCTGTTTGAATGTCGCCATCTTTAGTTTGACAAGCTGTAGGAGCGATTGCCATTAACTGTGCATTCCTAATACCATATCTTTTTACTTTATCAGCTAATTCATTCCATCTTTCCCAGTCTGGTTCATATTCAGTTAATTCAAACGCATTTTTATTTGCTTTATGAATTGGTAAAATTCCTTTAGACCATTCTGTTTCATGGAACTTTTCGAATTTACCTTTTTCAATTGCTAATTCAACAGATGCCGTAATTAACATATAACTAATTTCATCCCATAACCTATCTTGTTCTTCAGCAGATTCCTGTGAATCAATTACAATACCTTTTAGCGCAAGATAATTTGTTTGATTTAAAATACCAATACCTAAATATCTATACATTAAGTTAGAATTTTTACCTTCTTTAACAGGATAATTTGCTAAATCAACAGTATTATCTAAAGCTCTTACCATTGTTCTAATAAGTTTCCATTTTTCTTCTTCATTTTTATAGAACCACTTTTCAGCATTGATTGAACTTAAATTACATAACGCAATTTCTCCAGCTTCATATCTTTTAACAATTCTTTTCTCACCAGCCTCCATTGTTACCAATTCTTCGCTGATGGTTTTACTTGCTCTACTTGGGAGTACTATTTCCGTACACAAGTTTGAACTACCAATATATCTATTAAGCATTGTTGTTTCATTTACGTTTTCTTCATGAAATAAGTAAATATTACCAGTTTCAGATCTTTCTTTAAAAATCTTTTTCCAAAGTTCTCTAGCCTTAATAACTTTTCTTCTAACAGTTGTTTTATTTAAATATCTGTTGTAAATTGTTTCAAATTCTTCACCAACTTTACCGAGTAAATCCGGTACATCTTTTGGGTCAAATAATGTAACATCATCATCATTGATAAAAGCTTGTTCAAAAAATCTATTTAATTTGATAGCATATTGTAAACCTCTTGCTCTATTTTCATCTGTACCACCGTTTGATTTTAATGAAAGAATATCTTGTACATCTAAGTGCCACCAATTGAAATATATTGCTAATGCACCAGGTCTTTTACCACCTTGATTCCAAGCTTTCATGATACTCTCAAAATATTTCATAAATGGTACTGGTCCACTTGAATAACCTTGAGTGCCTTCAATATAACCGCCTTTAGCTCTCATTGCTGAAATATCTAAAGCAGTACCACCTTTAAATTTAGAATAAATTCCTAAGTTTTTACCTGTATCTAAAATAGAATGTGAATCATCATCAACAGTATTTAATACACAAGAACTTAATTGTTGTCCTGGTGTTAAAGAATTTAACATAATAGGAGTCGCTACTGTATAATCATGTGTAGAAATCGCGTCATATTCCTCAATAACTCTTTTAACTCTATCTTCTTCATTAACCATTAATGCTAAGGCGACTCTCATATACGCATGTTGAGGTAGTTCTAATTTTTTAGTTTTAGAATAATTTAAACAGTACTTATCAAACATTGTAACTAAACCTTTATAGTTAAAGATTAAATCTCTTTCAGGTTTTATTGCATTGTTTATTTCTTCAAGTTCTTCATCTGTATATGAATTAAACGTTTGTTTATTATAAATTTTATGTTCAATACCTTTATGTAAGATATCTTTAATATGTGGGTATTCTGATGTTGTACTAATATTATATGTTTCTTTGTAAATAGACATTAATTGTAATTTAGCTGATACATCTTCCCACATTGGTTGTAACATGCTTATTTTATTAACTGCTGTAACAATCAATTGTTGAAACATATCTTTGATATGAATTTCTTTATGTAGTTTTATTTCTGTATCTCTAATT